GCGGCAGCGGGTTGGTCGGGGAAAGCGTGAAGTTGCCGTCACCCATGCGGCCCTGCACCGTGTCACCGCCCTGACCGAATCCGGCTGCGAGGTCGGAGAGCGTGGTAATCCCCGCGGCCTTCAGGTTCGCCTCGTCGGCGGGGTTGAAGTTGATCGTTTGCGCGCCATGCTGCGCCGCGGCCCCCACCTGATTCGTGAACTGCTGGTTGATGCGCGCCTGAATCTCCGCGGCCTGCTCCGGGCTGTAGCCAGACTCGCCGAACGAGATGCCCTGCTGCTGCGCCCACGGCTGTCCGCCGAACGGCTGCGTCGGCTGCTGTAGCCGCTGCTGCTCCTGGAGGGCGGCTTCCAGCGGCTGCGCGCTCGTGTCGTCAATCAGGGACGCTCCGCGCCCGATGGCGGCATTCTCCTGACCAAAGCCACGGTTGGCCGTGGCGAACGCGGCGAAGCGTCCACGGTTGCCCGTGTCCTGACCCAGCACGCCGATCTGTGCGTTCACATCCGACAGGTCACGACGGCGCTGCGCCTCGGCCTGCATCGTCGCCTGCTGGTACTGGAACGAGAGTTCCTCCTGTCGCAGCCGAATCTGTGCCATCGCGTTCGCGCGCTGGTCGGCCTGCGCCTGCGCCTGCAAGGCGAGTTGCTGGTTGCCCTGCTGGATCGCAAGGCTTTCCTTCTGCTTCAGCCAGTCGAACTGCTGCTGCTCCAGCGCCTCCTGACGCATCAGCGCCTGCGATCCCATGGTGTACTCGGTCAGCCAGCGGCGCGCCTCGGCCTCGGAGGACTGCATCTCGTACTGGCGGTCGAGGTCGTACTGACGCTGGTTCTCGGCGAGGTTCGCCCACCCCAGCGGGTTTCCCGCGCTCCCACCGCTACCGGTGCCCGTATCCGGGTTCAGGAGTTGCTTCTGCTCGGCCTGTGTCAGGTAGCGCTTCTGCGGTTCCGCGGGCACGTCCGTGCCCATGTAGCCCTGCACGGGTTCGAGGATGTACACGCCCGTCTCGTCCTCGAACACGTCATTGCCGAGGTTGCGCACGGTCGGCTGCTGCGTGGACGGCTGGAAGCCGGGCGCTGGCGTCAGACGGCTACCGTCGAAGATATACGGAACCCCGTCGATGACCTGAATCTTGTTCGTGGTCTCGCCGCCGCCACCCGAACCGCCACCGACCGGAACCGCACCGGGCGGGATCGGGTCGCTCGGCCCGAGGGTGACAATGGAACCATCCGGCAGCACGTACTCGTCGCCCATTAGTAGACCCCCTCGGCGACCATCGCCGCTTCCATGTCAGGCACGTTCCCCGTCATCACCGGCATCGCTTCCATGTCACGCTGGTACGCGCGGATGTACCGCTCGGCGAACTCAGGGTTGATCGTGTACAGGCACTCCACCGCGCCCGATTCCCAATCGTCCTGAAAGGCGAGGATGCGATCCTCGCGGCTCATGTGCTCCGTGCCGAACGTCTCACCGTTGGAGCCGACGTTGATCTCCACCAGCGCCTTGATGGTCTCGATGATCTCGATCTCGGCGCGCTTCTGCGCCTCACGGATCAGGCTCCAATCCAAAGGGTTAGCCATCTTCGTGCGCCCTCACGTGGACGCCCCATCCTTGCAATTGCCCCTTCGGCCCGTACTGAGGTGTGGCCGTGGCATCGATATCCACCACGGATAGGGATGGATGCTCACGCAGGAACCGCCCGACGCCGAGCGCCAGCGCGTCTTCGTGCGTCTTTGTGCCGCCGCCGTTGATGACGAACATCGTTGCCATCGCCTACACCCTGCTCTGGCGCATCCCTGGGGGCATCGTGCGGCTCCCCAATTGGCCCTGAAGACTCGTCGCCATCCCCACGCCCGGCTGGCGGATGCCCGCGGCCTCAGCCACGCCACCGCCCATGCCGCCCTGCTGATCCATCGGCGCGCCGCCCTGCTGGCTGTTGTCCATCGGCGGCTGCATCATCTGCTGCGCCTGCATGTTCGCCTGCGCGGCCATTCCCCGTGCCGTGGCCAGCGCCGTGCCGGGGTTGATCTGCGTCATCTGGTACTGCACGTTGCCGATGAGTTGCTGGAGGAACTGGTACATGCCCGAGTCGGGCGCGATCCCCGCGGCCTGCGGGCCGTACTTCCACGCATTCACCAGCTTCTGCTGATCCTGCTTGATGATCGCCTCACGCGGGTCACGCACGTGCATGTAGTCCGCGTAGTACGTGCGGTCGTCGATGCGTCCCAGCGCCGCCAATTCGTTGCCGATCTGGATCGTCACCGTGCGCTGGTCAGGCGTCTCCAGACTCTGCTGCACCGCGAACGAGTCCGTCAGGAACGCCGGGTCGAACTCCACCAGCCCCCGCCCCGCACGCTCGTCCGTGGTCGGGCCGGGAATCTGGAAGAAGTACAGTGGCACGTCGAAGTGCTTACGGAGGTAGTCGTGTGCCACCCGCAGGATGCTCGCCACCGCCTCGCGATGGTTCTCGACGGGCTCCTCGATGGTCAGGTTCGACTGCTGGATGTTCTGTTGCGCCAGCCATGCCGCACTGGAACTTCCCGCGTCACCCGTCGCCGCCTTGTTCGGCATCGAGTTTGCCAGCAGTTCGAGGTACACCGGCAGCAATTCCAGCAGCGTTGAGGCGTCGATGGTGAGCGGCTTGATCTCGCCGGGGTACGCACCGATCTGGCTCGGGTCAGTCCCCGGCACCGGCGCGGAGTCGAAGAACTTGGGCTCGCCGTCGTCATCCCGCAGCACGGAACCGTCCGGCAGCACGCAGTAGAACCGCGGCGCGCTGTTCCACATCGCCACCGCCGACAGTTGCGTCATGAGCTGGTCGATGAGCGGCCCCAGCGCCCACACCTGAGACATCGGGCCGAGGAATTCCCCACCGCGCGTGTCGATGTCCGACCGCACCGATGCGACCTCGAACACCGGGCAGATGGGCTCGCCCTGATCCGTCGCCCCGTGCTCGCAGCGATAGACCTCCTGACCGCCGTCCATGCCGGAGCCGGACGTGATCAGGTACACGAGCTCGACGCGGTTGATGAACTTGATCAGCGTCCAGTCGCCCGCCCGTAACCACTGTCGCGCGCTCGGCGGGCCTGACTCGGTGAGGCCACCGACGATGCGGCCACGCGAGTCCTTCCACAGCCCCCACAGGTTCATGTCATCGGCTGTCACCTGACGCCCGTTGACCGTCTTCCCCATGTTCGCGTGTACCCACGCCCGCGCCATCTCTGAACCCGGCCCGCAGTCCCCGGCCTCGATGGACGTGATGATCGCCGCGGCCTTCATGCCCGCGTTGTCCCGCCACGCAATCACCTGGTCACGGGGATAGACTTGGAGGTCGAAGTAGTCCAGCGCCGACTGTGCGCGCGCCTTGTTCTTCTCGCGCTTGCGTTCGCGCCAGTCGTCGGCGTGCTCGGGCCAGCCCTTCGGGAGTTTGATCGGCCCCGTGCGCTTCCCCGCTTCCTTGATGGTCGCCAGCTCCTCGTCGGAGTAGTGATTGCGCGAGGGGACGCCAAAGCTGAAGTCGCGCGGGAGCAGCACGTAGTACGCAGCGTCGGAAATTGCCTGCGCCATCGCCGCCTTGCGCTGGTTGCGGCGCTTCTCGGCCCCGATCCCCATGCTGTCCAGCAGCACCGCATCGAACAGCTCCTGCTTGCCTGCGAGCTTGTCCAGGCGGTCGGTCACCTTGTCGGTGACGGTCAGCGGCATGACCTCGACGGTGGGCGGGTTCGCGGCAAAGCGGGAGGCGTAGAACTGCACCGCATCGACCATCTGACCGATGATGACGCGCAGCGCCAGCGGGCTCTTGTCGTAAGGCGCGGTCAGCATCGTGCCGGTGTAGTTGCCCTCGGTCATGTCACCAGCAACGAGCTTCAGGAGGGCGCGCTTGATGCGTGTCCGCAGCACCACCGGCTGATGATCCATGCGGGCGCGCGAGAGCATCGCACTGATCTGTCCAGCGGTCATCGTGTTTGCGTTGGTGCCGCGGTCAGCCATCTCTTACCCCTTGTGCGCCTTGCCCATGTGAATCTTCAGGCCGTGCGGGGTCTTGGCGCTCCACATGCAGTAGATGCATTCGAGCAGCCTCGCTGGCTCAACCGCATCGATCGCAGAGGCGAGCGTCTCATACGTCTTACCGTCGTCTCCGATGGTGCCATTCGGAGTGACGTAGATGGTGGGGGGCTGGCGGATTGGCTCATGCCGCGCGTATGGCGCTGTCTCCGGGGACTGGTTCGCTCCAGACGCGCCCCCGGGAATGACAGCGACAGAAGCCGGGGATGACGCTTCCCCGGAGACAGCCTCACGTTCGGCTTTCCACTGCTCCATCTCCACCATCACCCGCGCTTCCACCTCGGCCTGGGGGTCGCGCACAAAGTCGCGTAGCTCGTTCGGGTCGGGCTCCGGGTCGGGTGCCTCGGGCAGCGCGTTGTACCACCCGGCACCGCTGCGCACCGCAGGCGGAGGCGTAGGCGGCACACCATCGACGGGCTTGCACGTCATGTGGAACTTGCGATCCACCAGCGGGCGGTGACAGCGGTCACAGGGCTGCACGCGAGCAAGGGCTTCCTTCAGCCCCTCGACGCGATCCCACTCCTTCAGGCCGTCCTTGTCCTGGCGGGTCTCATGGATGATGACCTGCTCGGTCGTGATGGGGTTCGCCTCGGGGTGCGTCAGCCGGTACTCGTGCAGCGACATGCGGCGCTTCTCGGGCATCTGCGCCATGCGGTCGGGGTCGTGGCCCATAGCCACCATCTTGCGGTCGCGCAGCTCCTTCGGCCAGAGCCGCGTCGGCACGCACGCACGGAAGTGCCAGGCGTCGTCGTTGGCGAAGCCGCAGGAGGGACAGGTCAGGGCTCGGCGGGCAGTTGTCATCTCAGGCTCCTATCGCATCACAGAGGCCATGCGGCCACCGCCTAGCGCACGGGTCGGCAGATGGGCCATCGGACGCAGATGCGCCATCAACTCCACACAAGCATATCTGCGCGCGTCATGGGCGTCGGCGTGGTGGTCAACCGGGGTGTGGGTCGCATACCGCTCCTTCGAGTTCGGGTCTACGGACTCGCGCCAGCGGTATCCGGGGAACTCAGCGATCGAGTCCTTGCAGCCCGCATGGATGCTCAGGCGGTCGGTCTCGAGCAGGAACGCGACGGACTCCATGCCCTCGCCACGCTTGTTGTCGGCCTTGCGTGCCCGCCATCCCGTCCCGGCCAGCGCCTGATCCAGCGTCTCGATCGCCACGCCCTGCGACGGGTCACACATGACCTCGCCCGGGCCTTCCCATGCTGAGATGAACGCAGCGATGTCGTAGATGCTCACCGGGCCGCGCTGGTAGAACTCACCGAACTGATGCACGTCCTGCTTGCCCGACATCCCCAGCATCGTGACCGCGGTCGGGTCGCCACCACCCCAGTCCACGCCCGCCACCTTGCGATGACTCGCCGCCCACTCCCACGGATGCGCAGAGACGACGTGCCGTGCCTCGCTGAACATCGGGTAGACGAGGCCTGCCTTGCCCACGAACGCCTCCGCGTCCGATTCGGGGTAGTAGGCCTGGAAGCGCTCCGTCTGACCGGCGTACTGCGCCCGTGCGCGGGCATACCACGCGGTGTCGCGGTCAGGACGCCTGCGGGACTCGAAGATCGCCTGATAGCCCGTCTCGCCGCGCTTGGATGCCCAGTACATGTCATGGAAGAACCCGGCTGGGCCGAGCTCAGGGTCAGCCGTGCTCAGGATGATGAACTGCCCGCGGGATGCGGCGGGCTGGATGGCGGCGAAGTTCGCTGCGCCGTAGGGATGGAACGCAGCCTCGTCCATCACGGCGAGCTGGAGCGTGTACGAGACGCCAGCGGAGGGCGTCGAGGGGAAGGAGAGCACCCGGCCCCCGCCCTCAAACGAGCAGTCGTCAGCGCGGAACGTGGCCTTCGTGCGCAGGAACGCGGGCATCTCCTCGTAGAGCGAGCGCATCCGCGCGATCTCCTCGCGGCTTTCCTCCTGGCCCTTGCTCAGATACCCGCAGGCCCACCCGTGGTACATCGCCCTCCACAGCAGGTAAGGAGCCACCAGCACCTGAGAGAACCCCAGCTGGCGCTCCTTCAGGATGACCTCGGATGTCCCGGCCTGCCACGACTCAGCGCGCTCCACCTGGAACCCCCACGGCTGCAGGGGCACAATGCCGGGGTGCAGGGGATCGTCCGAGCGGATGCGGAGCCACGACAGGAAATACGGAAAGGACTGGCGGCACAGCGCCTCGGCTGCGACCTCGGACGCCACGCGCTCGACGCTAGGCGCGAGCATTCTCTGCCAGAGCCTTCAACTGCTCAGGGGTCATCTGTGCCACGGCGGTCAGCGCCTCCATGCGCACGCGCACGTCGCCGGTGATCTCGTGCTTGTCTGAGAACTCGTGATGGCGCTTCGCCAGCAGCTCCAGCGCCTTGACGCGGGCAATAGCCATCGTGCGCTCGTTGGCGGCGATCTCCCATGCCACACGCACGATGTCATCAGCCGTGACCTGGGCGTGTTCAAGGCTTTTCTGTTGAGCCTCCCTAACAGTAAGGGACACGGTAGGGTGTTTCTCCAGGCGTGCCGCTTCAACCTTGATGGCGTTCGGGCTCATGTTCTCGACGCTGTATGAGGCGCGGTAGGCGTCGGAGGGGTCGAGGCCGGAGATGCGGGCCTGAGCGTAAGCAGCCTGCTTCGCGGTGAGTGCCACGGCTAGCGAGCCTCACAGAGAGC